CACACATTGGGTGAGCCGTTATCAGCGGCGCATGTGTGTACGGTTGCGTCAAGTTCTAAGAACCAGGTTATCTCCAATAGATATCCCCGCGGTGCCCGTGATCAAAGACGATTACGATGGTATCCCCAAGTAGAAATAGTTCTTAGAGCCAGGATCGACGAAAACTCAAAGTTGAGAGGTTTGACCGGCTACTCTCAATGTAAGGCGGCGTAGCTGGCTACGGTCCCGTACTCCGTGGCGGAGTTAGAGGATACTTGCATGTTATTGTGCATTAACTTGCTACCATCTGGTTGTCATTTGGGGACTATTGCCCCCTTTCTATCTCATTACGCGATCTAATGTTACCTCTGCTGAGCCCAGGGGGACGCGTTTGGTTTTGAGTACTGGTTGGCCCGCGGTGTTGCCCGCGGCCCTTGAATACCCTTATGATAACTTCATTCATGACCCATGAACACTGTGATACGACTACGGTGTGTCTCCGGGTTAGAGGAGCTAGGTGTTAGTATTGAACGCATGCATTTCCGGGAGCCCATAGGGGCAGACCCCGGGGGGTTATTGCTATTTTTTAGGCCTCGGCCCCCCCCTGGCGCCTGCTTAGGGCAGCACCTTGAAGTATCGGGTGTCCCGACCACCCCGGAGGGTTAATGCCTTGTCACTCGTAACGTGGTGATGAGTCCCTCTGTATATAGCTGAACCGGTGCCACGTTAAAATGCGTGGACCACATCGTCCATGAAACACGGCTAAGTCCTTCCGTGGACGCGACTTTACGACTGTGAGAGTGCACGTCAGCACTACACCGTCAACATTACACTACCCCGTTCTTTCTCGCAACGGGCGCGTTATTGTCATCCTCGGCCTTACCAACGATTGAGGTCGAAAGTTCTTTCGTTTGTTGTACTTGCGACAATGACTCTGACTCCGAACCAGGAAAAGAGCCTCAAAGGCAAGAGCAAAGCAGAGCATCAGAAGATGCGAGCGGACTACGAAAAGAGGAATGCAGCGCAGAAACGCAAGCAGAATGCCCCAAAGGCAACTCAGACGTCTCCGGCTAGGCAGGGCAGGAAGAAGCAATCTATTCCTCGCAACCTCGGGGGCGCTATGAATGCGTTCAACAAGGTACACATGCCTTGTAAGGGCACCACCGGTGCTTATGCCGTCACAAACCTTATTACCCCGATCGAATTTGAAACTCAATGGGATGTGGATCAGGTGATTGTCGTGGGTCAAAGATTCCTCTGGCATACAGACAAGTATCTTGGCCCAGCTACCGACATCATAGCCTATCGCTACGACGCGAAAGTCCACATGGACGCCATTGATTTCTTGACGGAGGGTGAGGTCCGTTCTCCAATCGTCGGAGCACCGGATTTCGCAGCCACCTCTGTGCATACTGGCGTGCGTGCACGCCTCCACAACATGTCAGCGCGCATCCAATGTTTGGGTACCTCTGGCGGTCTCGTGCCGCCCGGAGATATTTACATGGGGTGCGTGCCGTCGTTAGAGGTCGGCACATATTCGATAGCCCACGACCAGCACCAGACCTTGAAAAAGGCGTGGGTTGACTCTGCTATCGCCAACTACTTCATCACTGGTAGCACTGCAGCGTCCTTGGTCAAGCCTCGGACTGTGACCGCACCGATCGCTGAATCAGTTGCGCACGAGACATGGGAACCAATCACTCTCCCAAACAACGCCTCCAGTTCGAGCAGGGCTGGACTGTCCCTCAACACAGGCCTGGAACCGATCCTCATCTACGTTCCACGGACCGGGACATCAGCCATCGATGTCAAGTACAGGCTAACAATCGCATGCGAGTGGTGCTCCAGGCACCCTGATGACATTATGATGCGTGCAACGCAGAAACAACACAAAGCTACCCCCACCGGACTGTGGGAGGAAGCCCAGGCCGCCGTTCGGAGCGGATTAGACTTCTTGGCACCCGCTGTGTCAGGAGCCCTGGAAGGAGCAGCCGGTGCCGCCGCAGGGCGCGCAGCCGCGAGCATTTTAGGTTAGACTCGCTCCGTAGTGTGACAACAGTTGACGGTCCCTATTGCTGACCGTGTACAGAGCAAATCGGTCCTGAACGCGACAAGGCTTCAGGAAACCGCTCCCCAAAATGACTAAGGATGTTATATAAAAAGAACAAAGGGAGG